GCTCGCGGTACGCCTCGCCGGGCGTGAGTTCGTGGATCGCCGCGTACAGGCTGATGAGATCCCCGCCCCGATCACTGGTTGCGAAGTCGGCCCAGCGGCCGCTCAGCAGGTTGACGGAGAGCGAGGTGCCCTCGCCGCCGCTGAGATCGCCGCAGACCCATTCGTGGCCGCGACGCCTGCCGCCAGGTAGCCACTGCGGGACGAGGGTTTCGCTGCCGAGAAGCAGGCGCTGCGCGAGCGCGGAGAAGTCGAGTTTCATGCGTCCCCCAGCAGTTTCTGCGCGTCTTCGACACTACGGCAAACCCCAGCCACGCCTCCGGCCTGCCGGATCGTCTGCAGGAACTCCTCCTGCCCAGGCCGCATGCGTCCGGTGCGCGACTTGACCTCGATCGCCAGCGTCCGGCCGTCCTTCAGGACGCCCATGATGTCGCTCATTCCCTTCTGGGTGTTCGCGCGGATGTACCTGACGCTGCCGTCCCGGTTGCGCTCCTGAAAAGTCCCGGAGTTTTGCCTCCAGCACTTCGCCACGCGCGGATGACGCTTCAGCAGTTGGATGATGGCGCGCAGGATCTCGGCCTCCGACGGCTCCCGCTGCTCTGCCGGCGCCGGCTCGCGCTTGACGCGTTTCTTCGGCTCTGGCGGGATGTCGATCTGCCGCACCGGCTTTCCCGACAGGGCTGCGTACAACGCCTCGGATTTCTGGTGCGCGAGCATCTGCTCGCGCAGGGTGCGTCTGCCTCGTTCTGTCATGCTGCCAGCCTCATAAAAACAGCGGACCAAATATCATCCGACGCGCGCCGTTTACGGTGCAGGATGCTGCCAATCGTCGCGCGGGAAACGCCAAACTCCAGCGCCAGGCGCAACTGCGATTCCTCGCTGCGGGCCAAGATCTCCCGGATCTGATCGTCGGTGAGTTTGCGCCGACGCAGCCCGCTCAGACGGTTGCGCGCAGTCGTGGCCGCACCCTTGATCTTGCCTGCGGCCGACGCCCGCTGCATCGCGGCTTTTCGAGTCATCACACTGAGGTGAGCGGGATGCACACAGAGCGGCGTGCCGCACATGCATGACGCCACCCTTTTTCCCAGCGGCTTGCCCTCCATCGCCTCGACGATGGTGCGCCGCAGCGAGCGCGACGCCTTCGTCGGCGTGCCGGTAGAGTCGTAATGGCAACGCGGCACTCGAGTGAACGCCACGCAGGTCATCCCGGTCCATATCAAACACTCGCCCTCTTCCTCGGTGCGGGTAAGCATAAGGTTTCGCAGCGCAGGCGGCAGTCCGTCGATCAGTGCTTTCGTTTTCCTGTCCATCGTCTGTCCCATCGTTGTCGGGGGGCGCAATGATGCCACCGTCGCCGCCGCTCGTAAAGCCCGCGTGGAATAGTGGGTTATTGTGTCGATTGTAGTTGACCTTCGTGGGCCATCGTGGCAACATTCGTCCGTCCCCGAACAAAACAGGAGCAGACGATGAGAATCAGCCAAGCCTACTACGACCCGGACTACGGCCCGTTCACGGGTCACCCCCATGACCCGAGGTATGACTACGAAGACATCGACCTCGACATCGAGGCGGCCAAGGACGAGATCGCCCGCACGCCTCTGTTCGTCGTCGACTGGCTTGCCCACGAGGCAACCGCCGACGAGACGCCCGTAGATCTGCAGGCCGTGCCGGCTGAGTTGCAGCAGGCCACTGCCGATCAGTTGATTGCCTTGGTGTTCGCCGGTCACATCGACCGCATCGTGCCCGCAGTGTATGAGTTGCGCGTGCGCTTTCTGCGGGCTAAAGACGGCGACATCACGTCGCGGGCCTGGGAGCGCTACGAGGAAGACCTCAAGCGCGCCGAGTACGACGATTCACACCTTTGGTTTTGAAGGGGCGCAGCATGATTTTAGAAACCGCCACCCAGCGCGATGACGACTGGTATGCCGCCCGCTGCGGCAAGGCCACCGCATCCCGGTTCAAGGACGCGATGGCCACGCTGAAGAACGGCCAGCCCGCACAGGCCCAGCGCGACTACCTCACCGAACTGGTCGTCGAGCGCCTGACCGGCCAGCCCGTCCAGAAGTTCACCACTGCCGCCATGCTCTGGGGCACCGAGCAGGAAGCCGCAGCGCGTGCCGCTTACGAGCGCGTCACCGGCATCAGCGTCGAGGAGACGGGCTTCGTCGCGCACGACACGCTGCTGGCAGGCTGCAGCCCGGATGGCTTGGTGGACTGGGACGGCCTGATCGAGATCAAGTGCCCGTACAACAGCGCGGTCCACATCGAGACGTTGCTGGGCGGTATGCCCACAGAGCACATGCCGCAGGTGCAGGGCCAGATGTGGATCACCGGCCGGCAGTGGTGCGATTTTGTGTCGTACGACCCGCGTATGCCCGAGCCGTTGCAGCTGTACGTCCAGCGCATCCCCGCCGACCCAAAAGCTATCGCCGACCTGGCGTTCGGGATCTCGGCTTTCCTCAAAGAGGTCGGCAGCAAAGTCGAGGCGCTGCGGCGCCTCGCGGAAGGAAAGCAATGAGCGACAAGAAGCGCACCTACACGCGCGTGATGAAGGCGTGGACTGTGATGGACGCAGAGGGCAACGAGCGACTGGTGCGGGCTTACACCGTGGCCGACGTGCTGCGTCACGTCACGCCGCAATTCGTGATCGCGCCCGCCACGCACGACGACATCATCTCGCTGATGGCCTCTGGCGTCATGGTGGAAACCGTCGGCCTGCCCGAAGCCGTCCCCGCCGACGAATCCGCCGGCCTAACTGACTGAATCCACGGGGCGGGAAACCGCCCCATTTCGGAGAGCGCCAATGTCAAACGCATACGCGCCGGTGTTTATGGCCGAAGCCTATGATTTGCTGGTTAAAAGCCTGAAGGATCAACTTGTTGAGGAGAGAAACGAAGAGTGCAAAAAATCAGATATAGAAATGTCCAAACGAGTTGAGATAGAGGAGTTAATTTTTGAATTTGTTTTAAGGCACTGCGGCCGCGCCAAGCTAATTGAGCTTGGCGAGCAAATTGATGAAATGCTTGAAAAGGAATACGGCCGCAGCCAAGGTTATGAAGAGCATGTTGAAACCGTTCAACTACCACAGGAGTAACACCCATGACCGCATTGATCCCCGTAGACCAAGTCGAGCGCATGGCGCTGGCCGTCGCCAAGTCTGGCCTGTTCGGCGTCAAGACGCCCGACCAGGCAATGGCCTTGATGCTGATCGCGCAGGCCGAGGGCATGCACCCCGCCATCGCCGCCCGCGATTACCACGTCATCAACGGCCGACCCACGCTGCGCGCTGACGCCATGCTGGCGCGGTTCCAGCAGGCTGGTGGCCGCGTCGAATGGGGCGAGTACACCGACCGCAAGGTCGTCGGCACGTTCACCCACCCGCAGGGCGGCAGAGTTCGCATTGAGTGGACGACCGACATGGCCGTCAGCGCCGGTCTGACCCGCAACCCGACGTGGAAGTCCTATCCGCGCCAGATGCTGCGCGCTAGGTGCATCAGCGAGGGCATCCGCACCATCTACCCCGGCGTGGCCATCGGCACCTACACGCCAGAGGAAGCCGAGGACATGGCCCCGCAGCGCACGGTGCGCGATATGGGTGACGCAGAGGAGGTTGCGCCTCCCCCGCCCCCTGCGGCAATCGACGTGGACAAACTGGTGCAAAGCATCGAAAACGCCAGCACGCTGGAGTTCCTCGATCTGTTGCGCCCCGACATGCGCCGCGTGCCCAAGGGCAAGGAGCGCGACCGCGTGGTGGCCGCAGTGCAGCGCCGCGCCGACGAGATCCGCGCCGAGCAGGCACCGCCCGTGGACGCCGAGATCATTGACGCCGAGGAGGGCGCGGTATGAACGAAGACGAACTGCTGACCACCGAAGAACTGGCCACCAGGTGGAAGGTCGCCGTGGGCACGCTGGAGAACTGGCGACACCAAGGCAAAGGCCCGACGTGGCTAAAGATCGGCGGCCAGGCCCGCTACCGCTTGGCCGACGTGCTGGCTTACGAGGCTGAGGCCGAGCGATGATCGTGGTACATGGCAAGGCAAGGCGGGGCGAGGCAAGGCGGGGCGAGGCAAGGCGTGGCATGGCAAGGCAAGGTACATGGCGAGGCTTGGCATGGCTGGGCGGGGCCCGGCAAGGCAAGGCATGGTACGTGGCGAGGCCTGGCCTGGCGTGGCGAGGCGCGGCGAGGCGTGGCATGGCAATTTCGCCCAAATGTGAGTGTGTTTTAACCAACGGAGATTTGACGTGAAACTGATCAACATTGAAATTCGTGGCATTCAACCTCTTCTGATGCACCGTTTTGGCGAGGAAGCGGAAACCTCCAGCAGCGGCAAGGCGCGCGGCGTTGTGCAGAACCGAGGCACCCCACGCGAGCAGGCGGAGAAGGTTGCCTACCGGCACCCCGATGGCACGTTCTACATCAGCGCGTTTGCCATTCCCAACGCGATGGGGGCGGCCGGCACGAACTACAAAATGCCCGGGTCGCGCAAGTCGATGCGGTTTATCGTGCCCAGTGCGATTCGCATCTTTGAGCCCACCATCACGGTGATGAACGGCTCCGGCCCCGCTACCGATTACGAGGTGGACTCACGGCCGGTCACGATCCCCGCCACCAAGGGTCGCGTGATGCGGCACCGCCCCAGGTTTGACTGCTGGGGGCTGAAGTTCAGCATCGGCGTGGACGATACTCTGATGAAGGTCGAAGACGCGCAGATGCTGCTGGAGCAGTCTGGCCTGAGCATTGGGATTGGCGACTTCCGCCCGGAGAAGCGTGGCCCGTTCGGCACATTCCGCGTGACGCGCTTTGAGGAGCAGGCAGAGTGAACACCCGAATGCTGCGCCGCGCGCGCACCCTGTGGGCATCCGGCGACCGCCGGACGGATCGACACAACGCCCGGCAGTGGATCCGCTCGATCCGCTTGCTGGGTGACCGTTGGCTGCTGGCAGTGCCGGCAAGGAGGATTAAATGACCGACAGAAACTGCTGCGACGGCCTGTGCGAACAGGGGCGCCGCTGCCCGTACCGCGAGGCCTGCACGCTGGAGAACTCGCCTCGGCCGAAGCGCGACGTGGCGTTTGAGGTGCTGTGCTGGGTGGCCGCTGCGGTCACCGTTGCTGCGCTGGCTGTAGCGCTGGGGGTAGTGGGATGAGTGACCTACGAACCGCCGCCCAGCAGGCGCTGGAGGCGTTGGAGTTCATGGCAGACGAATGGGGCTTTACGCAAAAGGCGAACAGACCTGAACGATGGCAAGCAATCGAAGCCCTCCGCGCCGCGCTGGAGCAGCAGGATGAGCCAAAGGGAGGGGGCAATTTGCCACCCCCCTTGCAGGCCGAGCCGGTGCAGGAGCCGGTGGCGCCCTACGCTTGGATGGCCGTCGGCGGAACGATTTGGCGACGCAAAACAAGCGAGGACGACGTGCCCCTCTACACCCGCCCACCCCGCCGCGAGTGGCAGGGGCTGACGGAGGAGGACGTCGCGCAAAACCTCCGGTCAAGGCATGACGCCGCCAAGCTCCTTGAGGAGCGCAGGCAGGAGATAACGCAGCCCCGCCGCGAGTGGCAGTCGTTGAGCGAGGAGGAGATTGACCGCTGGACCCCAGAAATTCATCCAGTAATCCGCGCCGTCGAGGCCGCGCTGAAGGAGAAGAACGCATGACCCAAGAAGACATCCTGCGCATGGCGCGAGAGGCTGGAATTATCTGGTGGTCGTCAGACCAAACGTTTTTGCTTACCCGCTTCGCCTCCCTCGTCGCCGCAGCAGAGCGCGAGAAACTCGCCCACTGGATGCGCAGCATGGGCTACGCCACCGGCCACGGCGACACGATAGAGGATCTGCTGGACCACCTCGGCACGCAGATTTCGGAAGGCTTGGAGGTTGAGGTGTTGATGGAGCGCGAGGCGTGTGCCAAGGAGTGCGACGCCACGAACCTATTTGACATGCCTATTACGGTAGAAGTGGCGGCTATTCGTAAGTGCGCCGCAGCCATCCGCGCAAGGAGCAAGACATGAAAAACACCGGAGGACCGGCGTTTCCAACGACAAAAGCGAACTACGACAATTACCTCGGCGATGTAGGCATGACCCTGCGCGATTATTTCGCGGCGAAGGCGATGCAGGCAGAGATGACCGACGGCATACACGAAAGCGATTTCGCTTGGACTGCGGCGCGTGCTTACAAAATGGCCGACGCCATGCTGGCAGAGAGGAACAAGCCATGAAACTCCGCGCCTTCCTGCGCGGTTTCGTCAACGGACTAGCACTGCTGCCGCTGTGGCGGTGGATAAGGAGCAAGATATGACCCTCCCCGCCGACGTAGCCCGCTGCCTCGGCACTGACCTGCCAGAGTGCGCAACCTGCCGACGCCGCACCGACCCGCCGCATGATCGGCAGACGTGGACAGGCCCTTGGGAGCTAGAGGGCGTTCCGTGCGAGCAAAGGATACCAAGTGATGAGAGCCGCACCCAATCGGTCAAAAATCGTGGACATGCTTGGCCTGCTGGTGCGCGCACCGCGCACGATAGCCGAGTTGTCTGAATTGACGGGTATGGACCGCACCGCGCTGCACTGGTGGCTGCGTCTCATGACAGAAGAAGGCCTGTTGCGCTGCGAAAAAGTCAGCAGGCATTACGTCTACCACTGGAACCATCCAGATGCCTAAGTCATCCAAACCCCGCAAGCAGTACAAGCCCCATGGCATCAACGCCAAAGCCCACGTCGTCGCCATGATGGGCGCCGCCGCCCTGCACATCGACGACCGCACCGTCTGGGCGCTGGCGCTGGACTCGGCCATCACCAGCGTAGCGCAGGGCAAAGCCAGTCAGCAGCAGTGGTCCTGCATCTTCGCTGCCGCCGCGCTGCTGGAGGATCTGGTCAAGGCCGGCAAGGCCCGCGACCCTGACGACATCGTGCGCCACGCCGAGGACGCCTGCATCGCCATCACCACGCGCTACAGGCTCGGACAGCGTGCCGTGCGGGCGCAGGAACTGGCAGACCTGCGGGCGCTGTTTGCGGCTTGGTCAGAGGCCACGGCCGACATGACGCAGGGCGAGAAGTTTCTCGCCGAGCAACGGATTGTACGCAGGATGGAGTGTGGGCAGATGCGTGTACTGGAACAACTTCCTCAATAACTCCAGATCGTCGGCGTCTCCCGCAGATCGACGTGCAAGAACCTGCCGTTGCCCTTCTGCTGCACGCCGACGCCCCGGAACCCTGCATCCAGCGCCAGGCGCAGCAGCGCGACGGCCTCGGCACCGCTGATGCCGATGTCAGCGGCTAGGCCGGTGGTGTGCATGCCGGGCGCGGCCTTGGAGGCCTCTACAGGGTGCTGTGGGCAGCGATAGCCGCTGGTGATGTGCAGAGGCTTACCGTACGCCGCACGCAGCGCCTGGAGGCGTTCTAGGAACTCGGGCTTCATCTCGTTGCGGCCGCAGCCGCAGCGGCAGGTGAATTCGTCGCGCTTGAAATTCGGGTAGCGGCTCCATTCAACGCTCATTTCGACGCCACTCCCTTCGACTTCTCGTAGGTTCTGAGGCCGCCGATGCCCAGCATCCCAGACAGCACGACCCACAGCAGATCCGTGTCCAGCACGGGCGGCGCAGGCCAGCCCTTGATCATGCCGGCCCAGGTCAGCAGCGGCTGGCCAATCGTGGCGTAGAACAGGCCCAGGCCACCCACCCAGCCGACGAACGGACGCCACCCAGCCACCCAGATCGTCGGGTGAGCGGCCTCGCGGGCGTTGATCTCCAGTTGCGCGATGACCTGCTTCAGTTCACCCTGCATGGCCATGTCGAGGAACTTCGCCTCGGCCTCGCGCTTCTTCTCCGGGTCTGGGAAGAAACGGTCAATCAGCGTCTTGCTCACCTCGAACAGCGGGCCTACCAGTAGCGGGTTCATAGCTTCTCCGGTTCACGAAACACGGCAATCGGCAGCGTGGTGTAGTCGCCGTCCAGCCAAGCAATGGCGACCTGATCTGGCGGCTTTGGCACCCAGCATCCGCTGATGGTGCGTTTGCCGTCAGTGATGACGGCCCACAACGCACGCTCTTGACACGGGCCTGCGACGTTGTGCAACTCAAGGCGGATGTTCTCGTGCGTGGCGATGGCCACGACGTTGGCGTTTGCAGCACCGGCCGCAATCAGAAGGGCCAGTGCCGCGTGTTTCATTCGCCTTCCCTGCCTTGGAAATGCAGTCGACCCCAGCGATACAGCAGAAAGCCGATCTGAAGTACGAGGTAGAGCAGTGTCGCCCAGAGGATCATGTCGTTGACCTGCATGCCGGCGATTGTGGCACCCGCTACCGTCACAGGAGGCGCGGCCTTTGTGACTTCCGTCACGATGTCGGACTTCTGTTCAAGTGTCAGGCTCATGGCGCGGTCAGGGCGTTGATGGGTTCGGGGGCGAGGGCGTTTTCTGCCTTGCGAAACAGTTCGCCGATTGTCGGCGCAACTGCTGCGCGCGCCGCAGGAATGACTGCTTGACCGACGCCAGACGTGGAAATGTCGGTCACAAGCCGCAACAGCTTCTGGCGCTCCTTGATTGGCAAGCCGTCCAGCAAGTCAATCATTCCTTGGTTGGACTCGGCCGCCTTGCGGATCATGTCGATGGTTTTCTTGTTGACGCGCTTCTCAACGTCGGCAAGTCGCATGTTTGCAGCAGTGATGGTCGGACTGAACCAGTTGGGAAGCCGCAACTTTGCGCGATTGGCTTCCAAGATTTGCGCCAATTCGCCCCTGCCGCCGGCAGCCTTTTCTGCTGCCAGTTTGTCGGCCTCGACAATTCGCGCAACCTTGTCCAGCGTTGGCATCTCTGCAGTCATCTCTTTAAAGATGCTGTAGCGGCCAGGCCCGAAGATCGCCTCCACCGCGTCAGGGTTGTCGCCGCGCACCAGCCTGACGTAATCCTGCGGGTTGCCCTTGAACATGTCCAGCGCCTGCGCGGCCATCTGCTTGCGCGCAATAACGTCCATGCCTTTGCTGTAGGTGTCAAGATATTGACGCCATCCAGTGCCGCCCGCCTGCTCGATTGCGTTGTCAATGAGCGGGCGAAACTTGTCCACCACTGCCGCAGTGACTTTGGCTGCCGCTTTCGGGTCGTCCTGCTTCAGAACATCCCGCACGCGCTGCGCCACGCCTTCCTTCCGCAGCGTGTACAGATCGTGCGCGTCAATGACGCCACCGTTCCGCTCTGCCAAATTCAGCAAATCGTCTTTCAGCAGCGACATGACTCGCGTCACATCCGTGCTGGCGCGAATGCCTGGCGTATTCAGCGTTGTGTCAATGCGCTGCACCACAGGATTGATGTCCAGCGGCCGCAGTCCATACGCCTCTAGGCTGCCAATCTGTCGATCAATGAAATCCCGCTCCGCTCGACGTTGACGGGAAATGTCGGCAAACAGATTCGACGCCTCCTGCTGCTGGGCTCCAGCCGCCGCTTGCACGCGCGCCGTTTGCCGGGCGCTGACGGATGGAATTTGCCCGGGAACCACGCGCTGCAACTGCTGAACGGCAGACTCTGTGCGTTGCGCGGCTTCAGTGCCTGTACGTCCTGATTCTTGCAGGGCCGATACCATTGAGCCCTGCTTTTGCTGCCTGCGCGGCACCAGCGCATTCATCACTCGCTGGGCTTCGTTCGCCGCAGCAAGTTCCGTTTCGCGCATCGGCGACGTAATATCGGTCAGCTGCTGTTTGCCTGCTTCCGCAGTCTCGCGTGCCGCAGTGGCAGATGGGCCGCCCGCTAGGCCGGCCAATTGAGACTGAGACAGAGCCTTCTGCCGGCGCGCAACGTCCGCAGCAAAGTCTGTGGGCTCAAAGGCCAACAGCGCTTGCCAAGCCTGCCGAGGCGACCCCGCCGTCGCTTGGGCCGGCGTCATGCCGGGTTCTGCGCCTTGCAGTGCGGCGCGAATGTTTTTTGCTTCCGGCCCTGCCGCCTGCCGAGCGATGTTGACAGCTTTGTTCTGCGGCAGCGATCGCAAATAGTCCAGTCCACGCGCGCCGGTGCGAATCGCAGACGCGGCACCTCGCCCAATCAGTTCGCCGGCAACCGCTTCTTGCACCGCGCCTTGCACGTCAGGCTGCTGGCCTTGCAGCAATTCAGCCCCAGTACGCGCCCCAGTAAAGCCGGCGATGCCGCCAGCAACGCCGCCTGCAGCCGCTGCTACCGGACCAGCGGGGGCCATCGCAGCGGCTCCGCGAACGGCGCCTCCTGCAGCTGCAAGCATTTCTGCGGATGGTTGAAGCGCGCTGACGATCTGACCGACGTTACGTTGCACACCTTGCGCAACCCTGCGCCCAACAGAAATCTCGGCCGCAGGCGGCGCCTGATGCGGCCCAGCGCCAGGAATTTGGCCCGGCGGTGTTGTAGAAGTTTCTGCTCTGCGGCGACGCGCACGCGCAACCGCAAGTGCGCGCTGCTGCTCAACAGTCATTTCCACAGCGATTTCTCCTCGTCGGTCATGTACTTCCAGTCTTCGGCGTCAACGCCAGCAGGAACTGCGGATGACTGGGGTGTTGCGGCGCGAACCGCAGGCTGTGCGGCTGCGGCCTGCGCCTGAGTCTTAGACTTTTCCATCAGGCGAATTATGGTTTGCGCTGCCTCTTTGCGAATTTTTGTAGGGACAGTCGGATCTGCCAAGCGGCCAGCGGCCTCTTTGTACGATTGCGTGTCTTTGTCAGACTGCGGGCCCTCAAAACGCGGAACGCTTTTCAACACCAAGTCTGCAATTGGTTGCAACTTGCCAATAGCAATCGCACCAGGCGTTGCAATACCAACCATGCCGGCAGCAACGTCCGTTGCGGCGCCGACGCCACTTCCTGTGGACTGGTCAATTAGACCGCCAGGCGCGCTAATGTCCCGAAGCTCTTTGATTGTGGTTTCAAGGTTAGTCACCCGTTGCCTTGCATCCATTTGCGCTTTTTCCGCCGCTGGCGTAGGACGCCCTTCGGCCAACTCCACGCGCCTGCGCTCAAGCTGTAAACGCTCCGCATTTTGCGCAAGTTGTTGGTCAAGCCTTGCGGTAGCCTGCGCATCTCTGCTCGCCTGCGCTTGAACGCGCTGACGCTCAAGGTCTAGCCGCTGCGCCTCTAACTCGGCGCGTTGCCGGTTAATCCCTCGCGCCTCTGCCGCTCCCGGCGCTTCCGGCGCCGCGCCCATCGCTTGCGACACAACCTCTTGCCGGAACGTCGGACTGGATGGGTTCATGTCAATAAACGCCACCCTGTCTCCAAGCTGCACCTTCTCCAGCTTTGGCTTTTGATCCGCTTGCGCACGGTACAACTCCTGCCCTGCCGGCGACACAAGAGCTTCTCCCGGCCTAACCACTGACGGTCGCTGATCAGCTCTCCCGGCGCGGGCCGCTTGCACCATTTTGACACCCAGCTCCATCTGCGCTTGTGTCTTGCCGTGCATCTGCAAAAGCGTGCCAATCTCCTCTGGATCGTAGCCGCGCTGGCGAATCTCTTGCAGCGCTTGCTGTTCCGCCATGCTTTGCTGCGACTGCATCTCCTCCTGCCGCATCTGGCGCATCGCATTCAGCGTCGGCTGGATTTTGGCGAACGACTCAAACTGCGACTCCGGCTGATACCGGATCTGCGGGATGTTTCGCGCTTGCGAGATGATGCTTGCGTCAATTGGCATGTCAGCCCCCAGCGCCGACGGAGCGGCCGTAGATGTCTAGAAACCTTCCAAACAGCTGGTTCTGCTGCTGCTGGTTCTGGTAGTTCTGATAGGCGCCTACAGCGCCACCGATGCCACCCATGTAGCCGCTGGTGCGGCCCACGCGCCCCGCCGCCAGTGCATTCGCGCCCTGAGACATCGTTTCCCCTGCCGTCTGGCCAAACTGCTGGGCCGCAGAGCCCAACTGACCGCCGACAGTTTGCCCCAATCCGGCGATGTTGGCTAGGCGGTTGTACGCGTTACCGTACTCGCCCGAGGCAAAGTCCTGCGCGTACCGCTGGCCTGCCTTGATCGCCCCGCCAGACAGCATGTTGCCCCGCGCGGCCTGCACGCGCTCCAGCGCTTTCATGCCCTCGCCCAAGCGGAAAGCGTAGCCGGGGTCCATGTCCAGCAGTTGCTGGGGCTGGGCGGGTTGGCCGTCGAGGCCCATCACGCCGCTTAGTCTGCCCAGCGCCGATTCGCCCGCCTTGCGATACGGCTCCAGCAAGCCCTTTTGGTACTCAAACTGCTCGCGTTGCAGCGCCAACGCGTTCTGCGCCGACTGCGCCTGGATGTTCGCCGCGTCCTTCGCCGCTTGGCCCGTTAGATACCCGCCTGCCAGGCTGCCGAACGCACCCAGCGCCGCAGCGCCTGCGGGCGTGCCGATGTAGTTGAGGAAGTCGTCTACGGCTTTGATGCCGGTGAGGCCGGCAGTAGCGCCACCCGCAGTGAGAGCGCCCGCACCAGCGCCGCCTGCTGCGCCCGTGATGATTGCGCCTGTGCCGCCGCCGACATCAGTGCCGCCTAGCACGTCAGAGCCGCCGCCTAGCGTGAGGTTGGGGTCTAGTCCTGCCAGATCCGCTTCGGTAATCACGCCGCCTGCGCCAGCAGCACCTGCTGCACCGGCAGCACCTGCTGCACCGGCAGCCACACCCGCACCCGCTACGCCTGCGGCAGTGCCTGCGGCACCAAGGCCCAATGCTGCGTCGGCAGCAGCGTTACCCCCAGTGTAGGCGCCGGTCCGGCCGAGTTCTTCCTGCATTCCGGTGGATAGCGTGTCGGCGACACCTCCAGCGTTGACGGGAACAACCGTTCCGCCAGCCAAGGCATTTGTTACGCCCGTTGTTGCGCCCACTCCTGCAACATCCATGGCTTGAAAGTCGCCTGCGTTACCATAGCCAGACACAGACGTTCCACCACTAGGCGGCGGAGTAACGGGCGTCGCAGCCCCGCCCGTCGCCAGCGCGTTGCCGGTCGTCGGAAAGTTCAGCGACTCTGCCCGAAACGCACTGATCAGCGCAGCATCTGGAGACTTGCCCAGCGCAAGTTCTCCCGCGTAAACGTCCTTGCCATAGTCCGTCAGGCTGCTGTAGCTCTGCGCCGTGTTGAACCCGGTATATGCGCCGCCGTACAGCGGGTCAGCGCCAAGAGCCACATCTTGAATGCTTACGTCGCCCGCGCCGCCATAGCCAGACACAGACGTTCCGCCACCCACATCCACGTCGCCCAAGTCGACAGCAACGTCTGTCGCCGCAACATCGGTGCTGGCCAACCGCGCGACTTCTTCGCCGGTCAGATTGGATAGCGCGTTTGCGGCGTCTTTGATGTATGGCTGCGCCAACTCCGCCGCAGCACCCAACGCGCCGCCAGTCAGTGCGCCTTTGATGGCGGACTCAAAATCGCCGCCGCTGGTAATCAGTTCTTTTGCGCCGCCAATAATCGCGCCGCCGACCGCGTTGTTTAACAGAGCGTTGGACGTTTGCCCTGTGATAGACGCGCCAAGACTACCGGCGGTAATGCCCGCCATGCCGAGAATTCCGGGCAGCACAAGCCCAAGGTACGGAGCAACTTGCTCGTACCATGCGCCACCGGTGTATTCCCAAGTCTTTTGAAACTTGCCGTCTGGCGTCTTGAACGCAAACTCGGTTACGCTTTTACTGCCAGAATCAATCTTATTGGGATTGATGACAACATCGTAACCTTGCGCCTTGAACTGCTGGATTGCAGCAGCAGCCTCGTCGGAAATCGTCGTCGTTCTTTCTTCGTTTTCCGTGCCGGGGAAGTTGACAACCTCTTTGGTAGTCGGCCCAGTAAACCCAAGTTGCGGCAAAAACTGGAGCCAGTAGCCGCTCTCTAGGTTCTTGAATTGCGTGTAGGCGTCATTCTGGTAGGTGACGTCAGAGTCTTCCGCGCCAGTCCCCATCCGCGTCTTTGGGAACAGGGCGTCAACGTTCGACCAGTCAGAAACGGCGTAAGTGCCTTTTGACGTTAGCTTTGCCATGATTCACCTCACCCAATCCGCCAGTTAGTGCCGTCGCTGAACACCGGCACGACGTTTGCGGCGCCGGCCGCCACAATCGAGTGGAACGTGGTTGCGTTGGCGTCGGTCACCACGGCCCGTGCGCCTGCGCCAACAGTAGCGGCTGGAGCATTTGCAAGCAAGTCCGCAACAGTGTGCGTGCCGTTGTTGATCCATTTCAAGCCGACAGTCAGCGTCAGGCCTGGCGCGCGCAGCGAGGTAACGCTGCTGTTGCCGATGGTGACTTCGTTGCTAACGCCTGCCGCCGACACATCGGCTTCGTAGCCGATGACCGTGTTGTTGCTGCCGGTTGTGAGCGAGTCGCCGGCCTGAAAGCCCAGAGCCACGTTGTTTGCGCCAGAGGTCAGCGCCCCCAGTGCCGACGCGCCCACCGCCGTGTTGTTGCTGGTGGTGGCCGCATCTAGCGCAGTCCACCCGATGGCAACGTTGTACGCGCCCGTAACCACCAGCAGAGCCGCATCCTTGCCCACCGCAGTGTTGCCGGTGCCGCTGGTATTTGCCCCCAGCGCCGAGCGGCCTACGGCCACGGCATCGCTGCCGGTGTAGGCGTCCAGCGCCGCGTAGCCCACCGCCACGTTGTCCGCTCCCGTGGACACCAGCAACAGCGCATCGCTGCCCAGCGCCGTGTTTCCTGCGCCAGACGTTGCCGCATTCAACGTCCGGTAACCTACCCCGGTGTTGTAGTTCGCCGTGCTCGCTGCCGTCAGCGCCTGATAGCCCACCGCAGTGTTGTAGTCGCCCGAGGTGTTCGCATCCAGCGCCTCGGAGCCAACGGCGGTGTTCTGGAAGCCGTCCGTGTTGGCCGTCAGGGCGTTGTAGCCCACGGCAGTGTTGTTCGACCCCGTGGTGTTGCTGTCCAGCGCAGTCAACCCGACGGCGATGTTCTCGTTGACTCCGCTGCCACCTTTACCAACCGGCACGCCAACCGCCACCGCCAGCTCAAACGACGCAAAAATGTTGTCGTCGGTCTTGATCGTGACGCCAAGAGCCGTTTCCAGCACGAATTTGTACGACGATCCCTCTGTCAGCCAGATCTGCGCGGGCGTTCGGCCGGCGCTGTCCAGCACGATGCCCACCGGATACACGGGATTAGCCGTGTTGCCCGTGTAATCCGTGTAGGTTGCTAGCGGCGTCGTCGTGCCGGCGGCATAAGTAAAAATTTTACCCCCGGCCAACGGGTTGCCGTTGTTGTCGAAGAACTGCGCCCCGGCGCCAGCGTATGGGGAAAGCGAAACGCTCATGGTGCTCTCACTGTTGAATCTGGCTCACCGCCAGCACGACGGCAGGTGCTGCTGGCGCAAAAGCCGTGGCTGCGACATTATCCACCGTGATGGCCGTAGCGTCTGCGGCAAACATGATCTCGATGTAATCGTTGGCGGCAAGCGAAAAAAACTCGCTCATGGACACAGCGGTGTACCCGTTGTTGATGTTGATTGTCACCAGCCTGGCAGAGTTGGCAACGTCCGTGCCGTTTTTGCGGAACCACAGCCAAACCGTCTTGGCGCTGCTGCTACTGCTGCCGATCTGAACGGTGGCGTCAAATTGGTATAGGCCAGACTGCACCACCACAATGCGCGACGCAGGCGAGCCGATGCTGATGCCTTCGGCGATTTCGGTGTTGTCGAACGTCAGCGCGTAAGCCGTGTTGATGACTGCGGGCGATTGGTCGCTGGTTTTGGTGAACTCGCCGTAATACTTCTGCTGCTCAATCGTCGGCCGCACGAAGATCACGCCGTCAGTGGCGCTTTTGATCAGCACCGCCGCCACCGGGATCACGTTGTCAGGCGCCGTGGGCTTTACGTTGGTGAACGCACCCGCCACCGTGGGGCTGGCGTACAGGATGTCGCCCACGTTGAACGCGCTGGTGTCGATGCCCGTTACCGGCCCCCAGACGCTACACAGGCCCGTGGCGCCGCTGTCGGGGATGGTTTCATCCAGCACGCCAAGGATGTACAGCGAGGGCGTAGAGCCGTCAGCAAGGTACTTGGACACCGACAGCAGGTTTGCCGCGCCGACGCCGGCAAAGCCCACCACAGTGCCCTTGAACAGAGTTGCGCCAGTGGAGTTCTGCACCAGCGTAAACGTCTCTCTGCTGGCCTGGCCGATGCTGTCTTGCAGCAGTGAAAAGAACCGAAACCACGCGCGCGTGGTGATTGCCCCACGGTCCACCAGCGGGTCGCGGGATGCTGGGACGCGGGGCAGCGTTTGCATCTCAGGCGCTCGTCGGCGTTGCCGTCAGTTCAGCGCCCATGATGGCAATCTTCACCGGATCTGTGCCGCTGATCTCGTACACCCGATCCCGCAGTTTGGTCGTCATGCCAAGGCGGCGCCAGATAACGCGCTTGCCGTACTCGCCAATTTTCCCAGTGCTGGCCCAGTGCTCATTGCTCCAGGTGTGGCCGCCGTCGTCGGACCAGCGGAGCATGACTTGGGGGTCAATGTTTGGAATTCTAACCGCCGTAGCAGACCCAAAAACAAGATCAGAACTGCCAACACTTGTCGGCTGCCCGAATGTTGCGTATATTGTTCCACCTGGCGACACAAAAGAATTTGTTATTACTCCAGTGTCGGAAGTTGAGTTTGCAAACGAATACAGCCCTGCTGAATTTGGCGAAGTGCCAAATCGGAAAACTGTTGCAGCAGACCCTTGTCTTTGCATCCTAAAAGAAATGCTTACAAGCTCGCCAACTCCGCTTTCAAAGCTCGCGTAAGCGTAAGGCGCAGTTGAAGACAATGCTGTAATTTGCAAATTTTTGCCGTTAATACTTATGGAAGTATTTGGCCCAGCAGTCCACCCCACTGGGCTTGAGAATGGACCGCCGGGGTTTGGTATCAGTTCTACATCAGTTGGTTTTGAGACAGATCCCGCCTCAACATCCAACTGCAGCGTGTGATGCGCCGTGCGCTTCAGCGAGTTTTGCCCCGTAGGCAGCGCCCGCCACGACCGCAGCCACCGTTGCGTGTCGCCGCCGTCCTGGTACACCTCGGGGTCAAACGCATAAATGCGCCCATTTTCCCAGTCGCCAACAACTACCTGCCCCGCAAAATTCGCCTGGCAGTTACTCCGGTGCCGCCGGTACTGCACTCCGTCCCACGCCGCACGCTCATGCCACGCGCCGGTAGCAACGTCAAACACCCACGTAGCTTGCGCCGTCGGGAACGTCAACACGTAGAACAAGTGCCCGTCCTGCTGGTACGAGTAGCCGATGGCATTGTTCAGCACGGCGTACTGCTGGATTTGCCACTCCACAGCGTGCGTGCTAACGCGCTGGGCGTTGTAGCCCTGATTGCGGTACACGATGCCGTTGCCGCGAGCGTCAGAGCCCAGCCAGAACACGCTGTTGTCGAGCTTGGCAACACTGTACGGCGCAAGGCAACCGGTTTCCATGAACGCGCCTTCAATGCGCGCCAACGGGAAGTCCGCGGCCCCGGCGTTGTACCAAACCTCGATGGTGTTGTTGCCGAACAGCCAGACCTCGCGGTGGTCAACCATCAGCGACACGATGTTGTCCGGGTTGCCCTCAGCGCTGGCAAAGTCCAGCGGGTCAATCTGCGTGCCGTCGTTTAGCGATGTAACCCAGAAGCGCTGGCTGTTGGGTTCGTTGAACACGAAGTACCCGTCGAGGTAGCCCACCGTCACCGCGCCAGGAAAATCGACGTCAGTGATCTGCGCGAACACGCCCGTGCTGGCGTTGTAGATGAACGCGTCAGGGTTGCAGGCCACAAACAGCTGCGTGCCGTTGTCCGACATGCTCACCGGCCCGCTGCCGTTGATCAGCCCCAGTTCCGTCACGGCAAAGTTGCCGTCTACGCGGTACAGTTTGCCGCCGGACGCGACGTACAAAAAGTCGCCGAACTTCCACATCCCACGGATCGGGCCTTGCCCCACTGTCGCCACTAGGCGCAACCCAGGGCACCGCTGCAAGAACGCAGGCTCTTTGCCCGCTTCCGGCACGATTTCCGGGAACAGGTTGACCATGCGGCTGTCCGCAGCATTGACGCTGCGGGCCACATAGGATGATCCGAGGATGGGCGTCTTCACGTCGGCGTACCCGCGTACACGTTGAACCGGCGCAGCCTGCGGTTGACGAGGTTGTACGGGATGCTCATCAGGTCATCCGGGTTGTTGATGCGCTTCAGATTGCGCTTGGACGACATGGCGATGCGCTGCACCGTGGGTGGAGCTTCAACGCCGAACTCGGCCGCGATTTCGCTGGCTAGGTTGTACTTGAAGCACCGCAGGTAGCCCGGCGGAAACGACAGCGTGGTGTTCAGCAGCGCCGGCTGCGACAGTTCCTGCACGCTGATGATGTGCCACTCTAGATCCTTGCTGGGCACCGGGTACAGCGTCATCGTGATGTCGGGGAACGTCATGTTGGTGAACATGACCTGCGGGTACGTCGACCCCACGGTCTTCAGCGCAATACCGTTGTACTGCTGCTGGTTGATCATGGCGATGCCGAACGACACACCAGATTCGGTGTCGCGAAAGTACGTCGAGTCGTCCAGCAGCACCGGCCGGTTGCCGACAAAGTTGCCCGTCGGCCCCAGCGTGCGCGTGGCGGTGTTGGCCGGCCAAGTGAACACCTGATCCTGCGTGGCGTACACCGCTAGGCGCTCAATGCTCCACGAATCGAGCATCTGGTTCAAAGCCGCCAGTGCATCCTGTGACGTGGCGGCGGAGGGCGTTTCGCCCTCGGCAAGCTGGCCGATCAGCCGCAGTGCGGCGTTGATCTGGTCACCGGCTGTGGTAGACATCGGCGGACTCCCGTCGCCGCCTGCGCGCAGTCAGTTCGTTGACGGCAACCTGGGGCGATTCCTCGCCCGGAGTATACCGCTCCCACCCGTTGCGTTCATCTTCTTCGGCCTCCAGATCCATCGTGGCAACCTTGGTGCCGTGGATCGGGTGCTTCATGTAGATGACGGGCATAGGTCGCCTCCGGGCCTGCGGCGCAGGTACATGTGATAGTTGCCGGGATACGCCTTGTCGGCGCTGTGGTGCGTGATGTCCGCGTCGGGGATCAGCCAGATAGATCCACCGCAGTCGTTCCAATTGCGGCTGAAAGAGTAATCCTCGCCGTACCAGATGCCTTTGTGCGCGCCGTGGTTGAACAGGTCAACGTGCGGCTTGTGCGCCTTGCCGTACATGAGGTGCGGGTACGCACGCATGAACTTCTCGACTGCCGCCTCGGTCACGCGCAAAAACCCGGCCGGCACCCATTCCGCGTGGATAGCGCCGTCCGCCAAGCGCACGATGGGATGCCCACCCGCGTCGGTAAACAGGCAGCCCATGTAGTCTTCCTCGTCCCGCTTAAAGCGGTACGTTCCGGCCACAACGTCGCCTTCCGTCTGGATGAGCTTCAGCAACGCATCCGGCGGGAACGACACATCGTGGTCAAGGAATATGATCTGATCCGCGCCCGCATCCAGCGCCTTGCGCAGCATGACGTTGCGCGCTTGGCTGATGTAGGGGTTGCCGACTTCCATCACCATCTGGTGCGTGATGCCCGCCGCATCCAGTGCCGGTACGGCGGCCTCTATGGCCTCCAGAAGCGCCGAATGCGGGCGGGTGAGGGTAGGCACACACAAGACGACTTTCATTGCGTCACGGGCCTTTGTGCGGTGATCATGAGTTGGTGATTGATGGACGGGCCAGCATGGCGGACCTTAAACCCGGCGTGCTCGACAAAGTCGATCAGCGTCTTGCGGACGAACCCGTATTTGTGCGCCATGTACGGATTGCTCTGAACCAGTCTGGCCATGCCGTAGTACATGTCCAGCCCCGTGACCGGGCCTGCTGGCGATTCGTAGACGACGGTGTTGTCGGGCTTGATGCCCTCCAGATCCGGCACCACGGCGATGAAAAACCCACCCGGCATCAGCACGCGGTGCAGTTCGCTCAACGCTTGCACGATTTCGTGCGGCGGCATGTGTTCCAGCACATGCGAGCAGTATGCGATGTGATATTCGCCGATGTCCCCCATGTCGGTCATGGGAGCAACAAAGTCAGGAGAGACGCCTGGGTCAATGTCCAGACGAGTCTCCTGACCCTGTATCCACTCGGGAAGCGGCTCTCGGCCGCATCCCGCATGAAGCACCTTGATCACGCAGCCTTGGCCAGGCCGAGAGCGGCCAGCGTGTTCATGATGTCAATCACGGCAGCCTTCAGCGTCGTGGTGACATCAGCAGACGACGCGGTGCCGACTGCTGAGGTAGCCACGGCAGCGGTGCGCTGCGTGATCGGCGTTGTGCCGTAGAACCCGACCTTGCCGGTGGCAGTGGGTTGCATCTGCACGGGCTGGCCGCTGCGGCCGACGTTGAGGGTTTCCTCGACGTTGCCGTCGCCCATCTGCTGGCCGTCGCCAATCTTGGGCGCTTCAAAGTTTGCGTTGGACATGATGTTCCTTTCTGGCGCTTAAGCGCCACCCTTCCACAGACCAATGGCCTGCAGCGTGTTCATGATCTCGATGACGGCGGCCTTGAGGGCAGTCGTCACGTCCGCGCTGCTGGCAGTGCCAACGGCGGACGTTGCTTGGGCTGCGCTGGAGCGCTGCGTGACAGGCGTGGTTCCGTAGAACCCGGCGGTGCCACCGGCTTTGCCGATGATTGCACCGTCGAGTTCGGGATCCTCGAATGCCACACCAATTGCTTTGGTGTTCGGCATTTTCATCACCCCCACATGCGAACGGCCATCTGCGGGCGGATGACGCTGTACCCGTACAGCACGTCAATCCGGCACGGCATCCGGTCGTTGTTGATGTCATACTGTCGCACGATCCGCATCGAGATCCCGTTGTGAACCTTCCGGCTGGCCATGTCGACGCCCTGCGGCAGCATCAGGTCAGCGGTGGCGAACGTGATCGCGTCCTTGTGGTAGATCAGGTTTTGCGGATAGCCCGTCGAAGCCGCACCCAAGAAGGTGACGATATCGCTGGCGGTCGGCAGCTTGCTGACCGTGGCCAGAGCCTGCGTGGGCGCGTACACGGCCGGCAGGAAGTCCACGTCGACGAACTCGGTGGAAGCCGAGGTGACCGTGTTCTGCACCACGAACTGCTGCAGCGAGCCGGTGGACTCGCGGGTCTGCGGGTTGACCGCAAACACACCAGCAATGGTGAACACGTCGCCCGGGACCAGCGTGTTGCCGTCGGTCACGTTGTCCAGCGTCAGCTTGGTCGCACCGTTGGTCAGCGTGGTCTTGACGATCGGGGTGTCCGAGCGCAAGGCCGAGCCGGTGGTGTGCACCTTGATGGACTGCGACATGTTGATCTCCTCGTAGCCGAGGATGCCTTCGCCCATCATGCCGTTCTTGAACTGGCGCGAGATCGTGCTGGTCGGGTTGAACAGGCCCTTCATGCCTTCCACCAAGCCCGCGTTGGCCGCCGGATTGACGGTGGCGTAGCGCGGCGACATGACAGCGGCAGCCTCGTTGAGCTTCTGCTGCGCTTGCAGCAGCACCAGCGAGGTGGCCGGCGTCGTGCCGGGGGTGCCGACAGACTGGAAGATGTCCTTGTACGAATTGGCGACATCGGCGTCGATGCTGGCCGCGAGTTGCGAAACCCGAGGCTTGAGCACGCGATCAGCGAAGTCGTCCAGCGACAGGGCCATCTCGGCAGAGGTGAAGTTGACGCCGATGTGCTTCTGCGAAGCAATCGTCAGCGTGGTGAACTGCTGCTGCACCTCTTGCACTTGCAGCGCAGCACCGTCGGTGACCAGAGCGCGATCCGGCAGGCGGATGCGCAGCGTGTCGCCGATCTTGGCGCCTTCGACGGCGAACGAATCGTCGTACTGACGATTCACGTTGCGGGTGATGACCAGATTGTTCTCCAGGATCTCCAACGCCTTGTTGGTGATCATGTCGATGGTCAACAGATTTTGAGCCATGACAAATTCCTTTCAATCAACGAACGCGATTCTTGGCTTCCCACTGCCTCATTTGCCGCTGCCGCTCGGCCTCGATCCACTGGCTGGTGGTCATGTTCTTCACAGACCTCGGGTCAGTGGTGTCGTACGTCGTAGACGCAGACCTGGCGGTAACGGGCGTGATCGGCGTGGGGGCCGCAGAGGTTTTCTTTGCCGGCGGGCTCGACTGCACTTTGGCTTCGATCCTGCCGATTTCCTTGGCTTGCAAATAAGCCGGCAGCCGAGAAATCCGCTCCGCTTCCTTGGGATTGCTCCCAAGGTAGTACGCAACATCCGGCCCCACGTCAGAGGCTTGGATGGTCTGCGCCATCAGGGTCGTGATCGGCAGCTTCGGATTCAGCGCGACTTGCTCGAAGTCGTCGTACTTTTCCCGGGCCGCTTCTTCGCGCTCCTGATAGTTCTCCAGCAAAGTTTCCTGTTGCTGCCGCTGCTCACGCTGCTGAACCAGTTCTTGCGCCTTGCGTTCGGCGAGCGCTTGCGCGTATTCGTCGACGTTGGCAAACTGATCCGCAGTAGGTGCGGAAGCGGTAAAGGGTCGTTGCTGGGCAGGTTGCGTGAGCTTCCTTTCCCACTTGCGCTGCTCTTTTGCGAGCCGCTTGGTGATCAGTGCGTCGACTTCGTCTTGCGAAAAAGTCTTTGACTGTTCAGCCGGCGCATCAGTAGCGACATCCGGGGTGGCCGTCACCTCGGGCGCTTGCACGGTTTCCGCTGGCGCGGTGTCCGCTACGGGCAGTTGATCTGCGTCCATTTGATTCCGTGGAATCCCCGGTCAACGGGCCGGTACGATGGCGCGGAATATACCACGCAAATTGTGCGAAGTACATCTTCGCTAAATACTCACACTCCAACAGACCCAGCCATGTCAGCCTGCGCCATCACCCAGGCGTAGCACTTGTCGAGGAACGCCGCACCGGCCTGCGCCTCGATGTCATCCAGCGACGTGTGGTAGCGCCGGAACTCCACATCCCGCGTGTCGTCACCGGGCGTGGCCGTGCCGTAGCCTGCGATGTCGATTATCACGGAGAACTTTGGCCCGCCAGAGCGCTGGCGGGTGATGGCAGCGGTGACGATGCGGAAGTAGGCACCGGCGAACGGGACGCCGTACTGAGAATTGGTGAGGTCGATTTGAATTGCCATGATGTGGCTCCTTTATGCGTAGATGACTTCAGAGGTTTGCACAGTGGCAACCCACCGAATATCAGTTGCTGCTGCGCCGGTTGCGGTTACTGCAAGACCGCCGTTGGTGGTGTCAGCGCTGAGCGCCAGCGTCCAGCCTGGGGTGTTGTCGATGGCGGTGACGGTTGAGGCCACCAGCGTCGTGCTCGCGGCGTTAGCTTCCCTGCGAATCAAACCTTCGATTTTCCACGCAGCAGAGTCTGTGCCGTCTGCGGCTTGTTGGCGGGCGACAACGGTTCCTGTGAAAGCGTAGGCGCTGCTGTTGGAGAGAATAACTTGGTTTGACGTTGCGGCAACGCCCGTGTCAGATGTAAGAACCGTTGCAGTGTCATTTGTTGTTGTTTTGCACAACAACAAAATACCCATTTGAGAACTGCCTGCGGAGGCAGAACCCCATCCGGCAAAAGCATATTTTTTTATTTGTAAGGCAGTCGCACTATCCCCAAAAGCTATTGCGTCAACTCCACTGGCGTTTGCGCCAAAACCAACGGCTGAGCCACAGCCAATTGCGACACTTCCAGTACCACTTGCGTTTGATAAATTTCCCAACGCTAAACTTCTTGTGCCGCTAGCAGTATTTTGCCTGCCAATCGCTACGGACGAAGAGCCGTTTGCCTTAGAAAGGCTTCCCATAGCAAGTGCATTTGCATTTTGTGCTCCATAAGTAACCGTATTGTTTGCAACAGCCGCCGCAAAACTGTCGACGCCGGAGGCGTAGGAGCCGCCGAGAGCCATAGCTCCTTGTCCTGTAATTGCGACAGCCATGTCGCCTGTTGAGTTTCTTCCAATTTGTGTTCCCAGCACGCCAATAGATGCTGTTCCGGTAGTTCTATTGTCTCCTGTAAGCCAATTAGTACCAGTGCAGACAAGTCTTACGCCCGTACCTTGCGTAAGTTTAAATTCAGTAGTTGGATCAACGCCATCTACCGTTTCTGTCCCATTTGGATCAATAGTAATGACGCCTGTACCAGTATTCCAGATCCAGCAATTGAACCCAGACCCAAGCGTAGCCGCCGCTGTCAGCGACACAGTGAACGTGCCAGATGTGCAGTTGATGATGGTCCCGAGATCCCCCGCAACGACGGTGTAGGCGCCGGTCTTGTCGCTAATAGTCAACGTCGAAGAACCGCCACCTCCCGATGCGGCAATAGTGATGCTGCCGGACCCGTTGGTAATGGTAACGTTGGCGCCAGCCGTCAACGTCGCCTTAGCCAGCGTGTTACCGGTGGTGTTACCAATAAGAAGCTGCCCATCGGTGTAGCTGGTTTGTCCAGTGCCGCCATTGGCAACAGGCAGTGTGCCAGTCACGCCGGTGGACAGAGGAAGGCCAGTGGCGTTCGTAAGGGTGCCGCTAGATGGCGTACCCAACGCCCCGCCATTGACAACAAACGCGCCAGCAGAGCCTGTATTTACAGCAAGAGCCGTTGCAACGCCCGTTCCAAGACCTGCAACACCAGTACTAATTGGCAATCCCGTGCAACTTGTCAAAGTACCACTGGACGGCGTGCCAAGAACTGGAGTTGTAAACGTTGGGCTCGTAGACAACACCATGTTGCCAGTGCCCGTGACAGCGTTGTTCAACGTTACGCCGCCATAGGTCAGCGCCCCCGTCATTGCAACCGCACGCGGGAACGTGTAGGTGTCTCCAGCGCCTGGAGCACGAAGCTGCGGCGTTGCAGTGTCAAGGGCAATTACTTCAAGTGCGGCCATGATGTTTCCTTAAATCGGGGAATAGCTCGTTCCGTCGCTGCTTAGCACCGTAGCCGAAACAGCAAAAACAGTTCCCGAGCTATTAAGCACGTTGTTTGTAACCGTGTACGTTGGCGAACCAGACGACGGAAGTACATCAAATGTGTTTGGTGGCGGAGGTGGCGCAGCGGCTACCGCTATACCAAAACCAACAACAGACCCCAAACCCAGCGGAATTCCATTGCGAATGGGGACGCCAAAAAACGGCATGTCAGGCCCTCGTTACTGGATGTTAATGGGCTTGGCGTACACGGTGCCGCCGCCGGAAATCTGAATCGCGCTCACGCGCCACGGGGCGCCGGTGCCGCCGGGCACCTTGAACGGGATCGGCGTGTTCGCCGGGATTGGCGTGTCGGCCGTGGTAGCCGTAACGCCCTCGCCCACGCGGACGTAAGCGGCCACAGAGCACCACACCACCACGCCCTGCGGGCCTGCGGGCCAGGTTGCGGTGTTGCCAGCAGTGCCGGTAAACGACGCCGTGCGTGCGGTAAACGTTGCGTCGTCAAGGGGGTTGAGCAGTTCCACAATGGGCTCCTTACGCCAGGAATTTCAGCTTGTACAGGGTGCTGTAAAACAGCGCCAGAATCTCGTCGATGATGTTCTGCAGCGGCGTGCATTCCTTCTCGACCACATCGTAACGGGTGTCCATGATGGTCTGCACCATGTCCTCAAGAAACTCCACCACGTTGTTCGTCTTGGTGGCCTGCTGCAGTTCCACCGGGCCAATCAGGCCGTACTTGCCCTGATACGCCTCGGCAAAACTGTCTGCCAAGTCAATGATCTGGTCGTAGAACTTGGCTAGCGCCTTGTGCTTGGCGTACGAGCGTGTGTTCAGATGCACGCTGTGCGTGACATCACGCGCCAGAAACAGCTGGCCGATGAACTTCTCGCAACTCATACTGGCATCCCCTGTGGTGCAGCCGTAGGCATTTGGCCCTGCATGGCAATCGACATGTCACCCACAGTGGCAATGTCACGCATGGTCTGCATGATGATCTCCTGCACTTGCTCAGGCGTCATGCCGGTCTGCACAGCCTGCAAGCGACGCGTCTCGGCCTCGTACGCCTTGATCTCGGCGTCAGACTCGGCCTTGAACGTGTCGACCTTCATCTTCTGCGCTTCCATCGACTGCTGGACGTTCTGCAGCATCTGCTGCATGGCCTGCATCTCTTGCGTCAGCACCTGAATCTGCTGGTTCGCGGCCTGCAGCGCCGGGTCGTCCTGATCCTGCAGCAACTTCGGGTCGATTGTCTTGCGCAGGCGTTCAGCCAGTTCTTCCGCTCCCGGCCAGTCCATGTTCTTTACAAACAGGTCGCCGGCCACGGCCCACAGCTGCGGCGAGCCCTGCAGGATCTGCGACATGGCATCCATCGCTTCTTGGCGTTTGGTCAGGTACGACGGGCCTGTGGTGACCACAACGTCGTATCGGCCGACGCCGGGGTTGTAAATTTTCTCGATGGTGACGCCGTTCTGGTCCTTCAACTCGCGCACCGGCTCGGGCTGCATCGGGTTGATCTTGGCCATCGTTGTCTGGCCGTCCATGCCGATGATTCGCGCGATGCGCTGCGTGTCGTAGATCTTCGGGATCATGTCGATAATCTGGCGCGTCACATGCCGTATGGCCCGGGCCAAGTTATCCACATAGTGGTAGGTTCCGGTATCGCTTTGAGCCTGACGAGCCAGAATAGCGCGGCCCGATCGTTCGTTGGAAGTCGCGCCGAGGGACGGGTCGTACTGGCCCGTGGTTGCCTTGATGTCGTCTGCGGCGCCCATCTTGGCGGCGATAAGCCCCTGCTGTGCCATCGGCGGCTGCGCTCGCTGAGGAAGCGGGAAAGAATTTCCGGCTCCGTCTGTGGCATCAGGGTTTACCTCCAGATACGGCCAGTTCTGCGTGTTGGCCGTCTTCCACTGGTTCTCGTAGCCCTCGAACTGCCCGCCGTACCCGATGAACGGCGCCTTCGGGGCCAGCGCCAGCATCTCGGCTTCCTGCGACACCCAGTAGTTGTACATGCGCTGGGCGTCCTTGGCGTTGCGCACCAGGCCCGAGACGTGGATCTCGCCGTCCACCTCAAACTCGTTGCCGACCACGCGCACCACGGGAATGTACTTCCCGACCCAGTCCTGCTCCTCCAAAACCTCGAAACCGTTGGTCTTCATCCACTTCACAACGCGCTTGGACGACTCCCGCGTGCGCACGGGTTCCATGCCCATCGCTTCCATCTGGCGGGCCTCAAACGACCCTTTGAACGCCGTCAAGCCGCCAGGATAGAGGTTCAGCGTGGCGCGTTCTTCTTCGATGCGGAAATACTCGGCAATCCGCACCGTGTTTTCGTTCAGCCAGTACCCCATCGACGCATCGCCCACGCCCTGCGTGCGCAGCGTCGTGATCGGCGTGGCATCGGGGAACATCCGCTCGAACTCGTCGACAGTGATGTCCTGCGTGATAAAGCAGTACCGCGCATCCGACCCGCAGGGGTCTTGGATCATCGGGTCCATGTACACGCTGAACGCGTTGCGAATGCGGCCGATGCGAATGTCCTGATCGAACGTGTCCTCGTCGCAGTACTCCGTCAGCAGGCGGATATACCCTTCGCCGAACGTGACTTGATTGTCGCAGGCCGTGTCGTACGCCACGTCGGCGTCAGACATGTACTCGATGTGCCGCACGATGCCGTCGAAAATCTCGGCAACTTCGGGGTCGGCTTGATCGTCCGCAGGGATGACCTTGCCGCTGGGGCGGTTCTGGCGCTGCTCGTTGGTGACGTTGCGAACGTGCTGCGGCAGTTTGTTGATCGTCAGGCACGGCCTGGCGTTCACCGTCTGGCCCTGCACGCTGCCGCGCGTCGCAAGCACGTCCTGCGGCCACTGCCAGTTGTTGTCCGGACTGCCGGCCATAAACCGCAGGTCGTCCAACTCAGCCTGCCGCGTGAGCGAGAACGCCGACTGCGCGGACTGCATCCGCGTGCGCATTTCTGCCAGCAGTTCAGACTTGTCCGAGCCGCCGTCGGCTACCCGCCGAGCCCCGTTGATGCCGTCGTCGCGTGCCATGTTACTTCTTGCCCTTCGCAGGCGCTTTGGCCATGCGCTGCGTGTTGTACGCTACCGCCACAGCCTGTTTTTGCGGCTTGCCGTGCGCCATTTCGGTCTTCACATTCTTGCGAAACGCGTCTTTGGACGCGGATTTCACCAGAGGCATGTCATTTCCCCTTTGGTTTGGCCGTCTTGGCCGACTCGCGGAAATCCTTGGCGGTAGGCGCGCCCTTGGCGCCTGGCTTGCGCATCTTCTCGCCGCTGCCGGCAGCAATTCGCTCGCGCTTGGCGTGGATTGCTGCGTACAGCCCTGGGCTGTTGGGTTTTTTTTGCGGCATGATCAGCACTTCCACCGTTTGAGCGCCGCTTTGGCCCGCTCGCCGTTCTCGGCCTTCGCAGCCACGCTACCCATGCGGGCGCAAAACGACGCTTTTCGGCCCTTGTCGGCCTCAGTCTTCGGGTTCGGCGCCGGCGCCTTCAGGTTCGACCCGGTTTCGCGGTTGTACTTCTCGCGGCCTTTGGCCGTCAGGCCAGCGCCCTGCTTCGTGGGCAGCTTTTCGCCTCGACCAACGCTCAAAGACACCGACTTCGCCATAACAGACCCTCAGTGTGCCATCCACCCGGCCGACTGCATGGCTCCCCCGTGCGTCGTAACCACCCGGTGCTGGCTGCGCGGATTGTACTCCCTGTGCGCCACGGGAAACGCAAACGTCACTGCCAGTGCGTCAGCAGCATCAGGCGAAGCCAAACCCCGGGCCTTCATCTGCTCCTTCGTCTCCAGCGCAATCGCCCCCGATGAGTTCGGTCGCGTTCTCGGGCCGCACAGGTCTTTCTTCAGGTTCCTGTCGTCCTTGATCGACGCCGTGCGCAGCCACTGTTTCATCGCGCCCCACATCTCGGCCCGCTTGTTCTGGTACGCCTTTTGATCTTTGGCCTTCCAGCCGAAATTCACCCCGCGCACCTTATACCGCTGCTCCAGCAGTCTGTCCAGCACGCCCGCGCCCAGGCCGCCTTCGTCAATCACTGTCAGCACCGGCCGGAAATCCTCGATCGCCTCAATGACGTGCCCCACCACCGTCATCGTGTCATCGCCCCGGAACCGTCGCACTTCGAGCAAATCCCGCCCCCGTCGCGCCACGATAATCGTCGCGTCCGCCCCGTACCGCGCGGGGTCCACCCCCAGCACCACGGGTGCCTCCGGGTCGCGCATCGGGGGCCGCTTGCCGGCTTCTTCCACCAGCCCCAGCGGGATGAACTGGTATTCATCCGCGCCGGGAAACTCGCCGTATACCTCGACCATTGCCTGCGGCGAGTCCTCGCCGTACTCGTCAATAATCACCTGGTACACGCCTTTATCAGTGTCCTCCACCGTTCTGGCGTCAATATTCTGCGTCTTCCAAAAGTTCCGCTTGGCGTTAAAACACTCGAAAAAATACCCAGAGTTTCGCCGCGGGTTACTGAACGCGCACCAGAATCTGTGCGGCGTGTTTTCCGTGAAAAACCCCGCAGCCACGCTCCAGATACTGTCGGGGATACCGCTGGCCTCGTCGAACACGACCATCATGCCGTCGTCGTTGTGCGCGCCAGCGTACGCATCGGGATTCTCGTCGCTCCAGAGCTTGCCCTCCGCGCCCCAGTAACGCGTACCCTTCTTCAGGTCGCGCTCCACCAGTTCTGTGAGCCACTTCGCCGGCACGATACGCGTCGCGCTGATCTCGAACCAGTGCGAATTCATCAGCATCGCCAGCCACTTCGTAATCTCGGCCCAGGTCACGCTGCGCAGCTGCGCTTCGCTGTTCGCACTGACGATCACGCTCGCGCCGATCCGCGTACTCAGCATCCAGAGCACCAGCCAACTGACCAGCGCCGACTTTCCGATCCCCCGCCCCGAGGCCACCGCCAAGCGGAATACCTCGTACATATCGCGGTCGCCGTTTTCTTCGATGTGACCCCGTATCTTCCGCAGAATCTCCCGCTGCCACTTTCGCGGGCCGCTGCGCTTTTCCAGCGGCGTACCCTTTTCGCCCCAGGGAAACACAAACATCACGAACGCTTCGGGGTCGTCGCGGAGCTTTGCGCTCCACAGGCGACTCATCAGCGCCTGTTCTTCCTGCGGGGTGTATTTCGTGGTCTGCATTTATTTCTTTGCCGCAGGTTTTTGTAAACGCCTTGCAAGATCAAGCAAAACAGCAAACTTTGTAGCGTATGTTGAATCTACATGCAATGGGGCTGGATTTTCATCGTTTGGCCATTCTGTGCTGCCAATGCCAAACGCCGCCAACTCTGGGCCACTAGACCTATAGTCCCTGTTAAAGTAAGAAAAGTCAGGGGCTATGCGTTCAACAAATTCACGACGCTTGGAAAAATTACGCCCAACTAGCTTTTCATACCCGTCAATAAATTGACGCTCAAGAGAATTTAGCCCGCCTTTTTTATTCTTGAGATCACGGTATTGATCTTGTATTGCATAGTCCGCAGCGTGTGTGAGTTCGTGCACTGCAGTTCTTGGAGTGGCATCGCTTGCAAAATTTATGACGCCACTTTTTGGCAAACCTGGACCTCGCCGGTAAACTCCAAGAAAATCGTCTCTTGTTGTGTCTCCATATCCTATTGGAGGCATCATTTGTTGTTTAGACAAATAATCCGACATATCTTGATATTGCTGATTTTTGCCAGCTTCTTGCAACAATCTTTGCAGTGGATTTGACGCCGCCGGCGTCAACGCATTTACTGGCGCCGGCGCCAACGCATTTGCTGACCGCAACGCGGGCAACCCGCCAGACGTTTTTTTCAGTCCTGTGGCCATACGGTCCTCATTTATATCGTCAACGGCTCATATCGGCGCGTATCGGCTCAAATCGGGCCCATTTCCGCCAGTGTTTGCGGCCGCGCCAGCGGTCTACGGATTTCCACCGCATCCTCTATTGCTTCTGCAGCACGCACGCGCTTCTCGGCCATCTCCAGCGCCGCAGTGATACTGATCGACTGCGCGACGTCGACCTGCACCTGCTGCTTCGCTACCCAGTCGTGCCTGTGCCGCAGGAACTCCAGCGCCGCCTTCGAATCCCCAGCCTCGGCCGCCTCGTACAGCGTGCGCGACATCGTCATCTCGCTGTCGGCGCGGCCCTTCATCTCCGCGATCTCCGCAATCGGGTCCATGAGCTTCAGCCGGGCCAACTCCACCGGCAACAAACCCGCAGCCAGCGCAAGCGAATCTCCACGCAATCCCAGCTTCGCGCCGTCGTATATGCGCTCCAACGTCGCGGGCGTGGCTTTTAGCTCTCTGGCAGTGATGGGGAGGTCGCGGAACATAACGCGAGTGTAATGCAGCGCAAAAAGAAAAAATTTGTCTGGGGGCAACTTACGCAGCGTTCAAAAAATTTGTGGGGTGAAAAAATTTGTGCGGGGGGTCCGTACCATTGCCGGGCCGTCGCTCGGACCCCACCGGGGCTAGGGGTGGGGGGGTCATACCCCGGAGGGTATCCGCTCCCCGGCCCCGATACCCTACCCCGTACCGTATCCCTGCGCGCCTGGGCGGCAGCGCTGCGCAGGCCTGATTCCCCTCGATCCTCGCGCCGACTCTGGTGTCCGAGGGGTACTAGGGGTACCGCGCCGATTCTCGATCTGGAGGGGTACTAGGGGTACCGGGTCCGGAGGGTGTTTGCGCCGAGTGTTGGTGGACATGGGGTACTAGGGGTACCGGCACGCCGTGATCAGGTGGTACCCCTCGGTACCCCTCGGTACCCCTCAGTACCCCTCCATTTACTAGCAGCTCGACCAACACGTTCGCGAAAGTGATGGCTTTAAACAGGGGTACTAGGGGCACCCAGAGGGCAACCGCGTTTTCTGTGCTGACCACCCCAATCCGCCTCCAGAAGGGGCACCCACTGCGGTACCCCTCGCTCCGCCTGGAAGCTGTAAGGTTCGCGTCAGGATTGGCGCATAGAGTTCGTTCTGTGGCGCCGATGTCCGGTGCCGGTGACAGGAGCAGACGAGATGGAAGCACGGATCGAGATCGTGAACGTGGGCGCCGACACGGCACGCATGGTGATGGTTGAGTTCGCTGACCTGGAAGCCGCGCATGCATTCGCTGCGGGCTATCCCGGCGCCTATTGGACTGACCTCGAGGTCGCGGACGACGGCGTGATCGAGATCGTGATCGCGGTTGAATGACGCATCCACCGAGCCCCGCGCGCGGGGTTCTGGGATGCGCCATGGTGGCGCACACACTACGGGCGATAGACCCGTTCAGGAGTACAGGCGATGATCGTGTATCAGGGACCGTCGGCGATTGACGGCAGGCCGATTGTGGTGATCCTGACGGGCCTGCAGGCCCGTCGCGGGTCGAAGAATTCGAAGACCGGCGAGTTGATCCAGTCGTGGATTCTGCGCGCCGATGTTGAACCGCACACTGCGGCGAAGACTGGAGATGACGCTAGCGTATGCGGACAGTGTCCGCATCGCCCCTTGCTGGCCAGCATGCTGGCGCGCGCGGGTCTGCCGTCGTCCCCGTGTTATGTCAAAACGGGCGAAGCCCCATTGTCGATCTACCGCGCTTTCCGTCGCGGGTCGTATGCGCGCGCCGAGACGGTTGATCAGGTGCGCGAAGCGCTGCAGGGTCGTCGGTTGCGTATCGGGTCATATGGTGACCCTGCAGCTGCGCCGGTCGACCTGTGGCGCATGCTGGCATCGATGGCCGATGGCCACGTTGGTTATACGCACCAATGGCAGGCCGTGGGCTTCGATGCTGCAGCTTGGGCACCATTGGTAATGGCCTCGGCCGATACCCGCGCCGAAACGCTGCAGGCCGAAGCGCTTGGCATGCGCTATTTCCGGGTCTCGAACGGCGTCGATCGGCAAGATCGCGAAGTGACTTGCCCGGCGAGTGCCGAAGGCGGCCGCAAAGCGCAGTGTTCCGATTGCATGCTCTGCGCGGGGACGACGAAGCGCGCGCGGTCGATTGTGATTGCCGATCACGCGGCGGGCTTTGCGCGACGGGTTATCGCGATCCAGCCTGCCGCTTGATCTCAGGCCGTTACCCGGCGCGCCGGGTATCAACGTGCGATCCCGCGCGATGAAAGGATAGACCAATGATGATCCCTTCGAACGACACCCCGATTACGCGCCGCGTCGACGCGTCCGATGGCCTCAGTGTCACGCTCACGCGTACGCTACTGGGAACCTGGCGCGTAGTGTTTTGCGACACGGACGCCGAGCGCGTAATCGAATCGCGCGTGTTTTCCACGCGGGAAAACGCAGAGTGGTTTGCGTCGACGCTGATTCCTGCCCGATAACCTAGAGGATAGACCGATGTTTACTGCCCGATACCTTGGCCGATGCGCGCAGACTGGCGCGCCGATTGTTCCCGGTGACACTGTGCGCAGTGTCGCGCGCGGCCGATACGCGCTCGTGTCGCGCGCCGAGCCCGTGGAACCCGTAGACCCTGATCTCGCGCTGGCTGCGTTGATCGACCCCGAAACGGCGGCCGCTGAACCCGAAGCTGCAGCTGCGGCTGGCCGATACCTGCGCCAGTCGATGGCGCGCGGAGTGTCTGATATCTGGCGCTCGAGCACGGGCCGGGAGTATTACCGGAACCGGCGTGGACTGTGTGAGGATGCCCCGTGCTGCGGATGCTGTAACGCGTGAAAACCCCGGCGCCAATCGGCGCCGATAACCCTGGAGATAGACGAAGATGAAAACGTTCCTGATTTTGGATCGCCTGACCGGCGCGCGAACCCTGCCGGTCGAATACCGGCCGCTGAAGGTGACCGTGGGCGACACCGAGCATACGCTCGCGCTGCACCAGTCTGCCGGGTACTGGCGCGTTTCCGACCCCGTATGCGGCGGCGGTATCTGCAGCGTCAACGGCAGCTACAAGGGCATGCCGGTATCGTCGAAGGGCATGGGCGTGCGCGAGGCCACTGCAACCGCGCGTGAGGCCGTGGCCAGCCTGGTGCGCAGGAGCGGCGGACCGGCCGAGTGGAATGCGCGCCTCGAGGCCGCGCGTAAGGCGTACGCAGGCGTCAGCCCCGCGTAAGCCCACGCACCGATGATTGACCCGCCCGGATTCCCCGGGTTCACTGGAGATAGACCATGCATGACGTTCCCCTGACCCTGCGCGATGCGCTGTTCGCCTGCGCGCTCGGCCTCGCCCTCGGCGCCTTGGTGGCGTTCGGGATCTGACACTGACGAGAGGAGAGAAGACGATGAGCGACTATGACCCCGCATACTGGGACGCCCTGCGCGCAAACAACGGCAGCACGCCGAAACGCGTAGACGAAGAACGCTGGTGGGACATGCTGGAAGTCATGTATCCCCGGAACTGGCGCTGCCCAGCGTCTGACGAATTCGAGTGCTTTGCAGTTGACGAACCGCAGACAGCCGACTTATACACGTGGCTGGTACGCATCGGAAAGCACGACACGCCCAGCGTCGAATACTGGGAGTTCATCGCTCCAGACGAAAGCACGAACGCCGATCTGCTGGCGCGCATCAATGCTGCCCGTCGCGCCTGACACCCACCAGCAGCCCGCAGAACGGCCCCTGTGGCCTTTCCCGCCCGCGCTGCTGGACTACCCCAGCCAGCCCCCCTGCGCGCGCCCTGCGCCGCGCTATAGCCCGCCGCCGCCGGACACGCCAGCGGCTTTGTTTTGAGGATCCGCCCCATGCCCCTAGCATTCAAAAATCTTGAACGACCGCCCGAAGACCTAGCGCGCGGCCTCGCTGCTGCTGCTGCGGTGTTCGAGCGGGCCGGTGTCTCGCCCGAGGTGGCGTACCGTCACGCGCTATTGCGCCGCGACGGGCTGATTTTCTCGCCGCCCTTGGTGCGCCTCTGGTACGCAGCAGAGGATGCCGCCGTGCGCACTGCCTGCGGCTCTTGGCGCGATGCGCCGCTCGCGGCTGCACTGGAGTTCGAACCGTGAAAGTATTGGTAGCCTGCGAATACAGCGGCACGGTGCGCGACGCGTTCCGCGCTGCCGGCCATGATGCGATGTCGTGCGACCTGTTGCCGACAGATGTTCCCGGCCCGCACTATCAGGGCGACGTGCGCGACGTGCTGGGTGATGGGTGGGATTTGATGATCGCGCACCCGCCCTGCACGCATTTGGCGGTCAGTGGCGCACGGTGGTTTCACCTGAAGCGGCAGGAGCAAGCCGAGGCCCTCGACTTCGTGCGACTGCTGATGGATGCGCCAATTCCACGCATTGCCGTGGAGAATCCTGTGAGCGTTATCAGCAGCAGGATTCGCAAGCCCGATCAGATCATCCAGCCGTGGCAGTTCGGGCACGGCGAGACGAAGGCGACCTGTCTGTGGCTGAAGGGCCTTCCGGCGCTCAAACCGACGAACGTTGTAGACGGACGAGAGGCGCGTGTTCATCGCCTTCCGCCCTCAGCGGATCGCTGGAAGATCCGCAGCGCGACATATGCCGGCATCGCCGCAGCGATGGCTGATCAGTGGGGTGACGCATGATCGCCGCGCTGATCGCGATCCTGATCGCGCTACTGCTGGCCCTGCTGCTCGATTTATAATGCGCCCGCCGGCCTGCGGGCCGGTCGTCTGTCTCCTCGGGTGAAAACCCGTTCAGCCCCCGGTTGAGTTCGCTCCCGGGGGCTTTTTTTCACTCCGCGCGCCGGAATTCGTGGACCGTGGCCTTCGTCGGCCCGAGGGTTTCCAATATCCTGCGGATCTCGCTGCGGTTATGCCCGTACTTTTCCAGCGTCTCCGGACTGCACAGAATGTGCTTTTTCACGCTATGTTCGGCCTTCGTTCGGATCTTGCCTAGGTCGAGCCATCCAGCGTGCTGCGCCGCGACGTAGAGCGACTGGATCGATATCTTGTGCTGCTGCTGTTCGGCCTGCAGCGCATCAACCAGCGGCTGCCACGGACCCATCACGGCCCCAGGCCGGAACGGCCCGACGCGGTCCCGCATGGCCTGCGCTAGCAGCGCCTCGCCAGGCGATAGCCCGCCTTCGAGCATCACCGCCTTGGCGTCCGTCATCAGGGGCCGCTCGCCAGGCGCGAATGCCGACACGTCGCGCTGCCGCAGCCAGTAGGCGACGTGATCCAGCCCGCCCGCCTCGTACCAGCCCCATAGGCGTTTGGCACTATCCTGCGGCAGGATTCCGGCCTCTGACCACAGAACCATCCATCGACGGTCGTCGGCACTGAGGGAAAGCGAAACCCGCTCATTCGAAAATCCGAGCACTGACAGACGGTTCAAGGCCGGGTACGGGTGCCGGCCCTTCTCGTTGATCGAGAAAACCTCCGGCGGCGCTGCCAGCAGGGGCTTGAGCTTGTTTTCCAGTGCTCTGCGGTCGGCTAGTGCCGGCTCGCGCAGTTCGTTCAGGACGCAGACTTCGCTGAGCAAATGGTAGTGGAAATTGCTCTGGATCTCCTCGGTCGTCACTGTCCTGACGTTCTGCCACCCGCGACCGCCGACCGCGTACAGGAACGGCACCCAGAGGGTGTCTTTGCCGCTGCCCTGCCTGCCGCCGTGCAGGATGCCGTGGTTGATTTTCGCTGACGGGTGCTGGACCTTGTAGGCCATCCAGTCTAGGCAGTGCTCGCGCTCCTGCTGATCGGGGATCATCCGCTCGGCGTGCTCCAGCCACATTGAAACGTCGCCGGGTATCCCTGCCGGCCTGCCGTCGCGCCAAGTATTGCCGTACACGTCGTCTTCGTGGCCGACGAAAACGCCTTGCCCAGGCGCATAGATCAGGCCCGCCAGTGTGCGGCCCCGCATGGCCACCCGATTCTCGTCGTAGGCCACGCTAGCCGTGACGCGAGGCGCGCCGCCGTTGCCGTTGACGTGGATACTGAAAAGTTTGTGGTGCCGATACATCGCGTCGAAAGCCTTACGCTCGACCAGTTTGCGGCGCGCCATGTCGAAGAAGTCGGCGTTAGCCAGCAGGAACGCGAAACGCTTGTACCAATCTGCCGGCTCGAGGTTTTCTACCATGGCCTGATCGGTGTCTGGCCCGGGCTCGGCCTGCGGCTCGTCCGGCCCCGCCGGTTTCGGCGGCTCGGGTTCCGGCTGCTGCGCAAACACGCTGTAGCGTGGCACGATCCAGGCCCGTGCGTCCTGCCAGCTGGCGAACCCAGAATCCGCAGCGTCCCAGCCGTTTGGCATCCCTGCCGGGTCGACAATCTTGACCTCGGGGCAGTGCGGCGCCAGCATCGCCGCCAAGCGCTGCATCGTTGCGATGCCCGCGTCGTCGGCGTCGGGCCACAGGAGGATTTTTCGGCCGTGCAGCGGTCGCCAGTCGGCGCGGTTGACGGCCTGACCTCCACCAGGCCACGTCGTCACGACGTACGGTCCGCTGAACCCCGCCGCCGCGTCTGCGGCTTTCTCGCCCTCAACGATCAGGACCGGATCGGCACTGCGGGCCTCGAGTTCCTGCAGCCGGTACAGCGGCCTCGGGACGGGCCACTGGCCCATGCCCCACTGGGTGCCGTCGTACGTCCACGGCACGATCTGCTTGCGCTGCCCAGGCGGGTCGTACCGGGCCACGTAGCCCAGCACGTCGCCGTTGCCGTCGAAGTACGTCCAACGGGCCGACGGTGCGCCGTATGCCGGGTGGACGCACTCGCAGTCCGCTGCCGCCTCGGGGACGGGCGTGACCACAGTGCGGGCGGGTTTCGTCGGTTTCGTCGGTCGTGTTGGCGGCTCGGCCGTGCTGCCGTCGTCGAGCTCGCGGTACGCCTCGCCGGGCGTGAGTTCGTGGATCGCCGCGTACAGGCTGATGAGATCCCCGCCCCGATCACTGGTTGCGAAGTCGGCCCAGCGGCCGCTCAGCAGGTTGACGGAGAGCGAGGT